ATCAATTATGAGTATTGGTGGATGGCTCAAGAAATAGCAGAAATTCGTAATTCTGATTTCACCCCCGGAACTAAATGGGAAAAAGAGCGAAACACTATTAAAATGTATAATAGACGTATTGAAAATTTAAGAAAAGATTTTGAACGTGATGAAAAAGATCGTATGGATAGCCTTCAATATAGTCTAAGATATTGGTTTGGTGGTACTATAGAGCAAGTTAGAGATTTTATTCATAATCATGCTGAAGGTACAACTGAAGAATTAATCAACCAATATAAAACATGGATAAAAAGTCTACCAGAAAATGATCTTCCTTATTAAGAAAAATAGTTTGGCAACAACAATAAGTATATTTATATTAAACCAGTTATGAAAATACCTCGCATCAAGTTATCACATGAAGTACCATTAGCAGTACTATCTGTATCAAAAACATTTAATGATTACGATTATTGTCTACCTCATTTATTAGACAAAGAATATGACTATTTCGCATATTTTGAAGAAGCTAAAAAAGAAGGTCGATATATCATTATGGACAATAGTTTACATGAACTAGGTCATGCTTATGATACTGATCGTTTATTACATTGGGTAAATTATTTTAAACCAAATGAATTCATTGTCCCTGATGTATGGCAGGATATGGAAGGTTCTATTAATAACGCGGCTGAATGGGCTCATATTGAATTACCTGAAGAAACATTAAAAGTAGCAGTTGTACAAGCAACTTGTATTGAAGATGCTGCTGAATGCTATATGAAGTATAAAGCATTAGGTTATAAGAAAATAGCATTCTCATATGGTGCTGAATATTATAAAGAACATTTTAATCATCCTAACCCAGCTATATCAACTGCTATGGGTAGAGTAAATGTTATTGGTACATTATACAAAGCAGAAGTAATTGAGGATAGTGATAGAATCCATTTACTTGGATGTGCTGTACCACAAGAGTTTATTCACTATAAAGATATGAAGTTTATTGAAACAATAGATACTTCAAATCCAATTATGGCTGCTATGGAAGGTACATTATATACTAATCAAGGTTTAGATGAAAAACCAATCACTAAAATTGATCATGTAATGAATAAACATGTAGAGTTAATTGATTGGGTTAAAATTCATACTAATGTAAATAAATTTAGAGAAATTAATCAGTTACAAACAATTTTAAATTAATAAGAGTTATGGAAGAAACATGGTTTGGAGGTATTTCTCCCGTACAAGGAAATTTATATGAACAAGAATGGGATGAGGCTATGAAAAAGCTAAAGAAAGGTCGTCTTAGATTGTCAAATGAAGATACAGATATTATATTACAAATAGCAAATAAATTATGAAGAAACAAGCAGTGTTATCACTAAGTGGAGGAATGGATAGTTCCACTCTATTGCTTCATCTACTCGCCAATGGCTATGAAGTTACAGCATTATCATTCGATTATGGTCAAAAACATAATGTAGAATTAGAACGTGCTAAAGATTTAGTTAAGTATATTAATAATAATTCAAATAGATTTTTCTATAGTTCCGAATTAGCAGATGATAAAGTTCTTGAAATTTATCCATTAGTTAAACATCAAGTAATTGAGCTTAAAGGACTATCTGAATTACTAAATTCAGCATTAGTAACTGGTGGGGAAGAAGTACCTGAAGGACACTATGCTGAAGAAAATATGAAAGCAACAGTAGTTCCAAATCGTAATAAGATTTTTAGTTCTATTATTCAAGCAGTTGCATTATCAATCGCTGAACAAAAAGATACTGAATGTGCTATCGCAATGGGTATTCATGCAGGTGACCATGCTATCTATCCTGATTGTCGTCAAGAATTTAGAGACATTGATTTTGAAGCATTTAAAGCAGGCAATTGGGGAGCTGAAAAAGTATATCATTATACACCTTATTTACATACTGATAAGTTTGGTATTTTAGAGGATGGTGATAATTGCTTAGGAAAGCTTGGCCTAGACTTTAATGAAGTATATTATCGCACTAATACAAGTTACAAACCAATTAAATACCAAGATGTATGGTACTCAGATTACAAATCAGCATCATCAGTAGAACGAGTTGAAGCATTTATGAAACTTGGAAAACCAGATCCAGTTGAATATGCTGACCTAGAATTAGGTCCTGTAAGTTGGGAAACAGTAGTAGAACATGTAAAAACAATTTTAAATAATCATAATAAATAAAAGTTATGCCAGTATCAAGAAAACGTGGTGGTAAAAAATCCCACAATAAGCGTATTGCAAAACGTAATGAAACAATCGCTAAAAATAGAATTATCATGGAACGTAAATTTATGTCCATGTTAAAAGAACAAATACAAAGACAAAATCCTGAAACTGAAGACAATGCCTAAAGAATTGGTGTAATCCTTGTTTTTTAGTATATTTATTAATATGGAATACACTAAAATATACTTACTAACAAATTGTTATGGGGATCCTAATAAAGTTTATATAGGTAAAACTAAAAATAATAGAAAAAAAGATCATAAAAGAATATTTGGTTTTCAAATAGAATATTCTGAAATTGATAAAATAAACTCACTATGTAAAAAAGATTGGGAACCATTAGAATCATATTGGATAGAACAATTTAAAGTTTGGGGTTTTGATGTTTTAAATAAAAATAAAGGTGGTGGAGGACCTATTACTCATTCTGAAGAAACAAAACAAAAGATGAGTAAAAATAGAAAAGGTAAACCAAGTCCTTTAAAAAACAGAAAAAGACCAGAAATAAGTAAAAAACTAAAAGGAAGAAAAAGTTATATGACTCCTAAAGTAGCTTTAAAAATTAGTAAGATGTTAAAAGGAAAATCATTCACTGAAGACCATAAACATAAAATCAAACAAACTCGAGGGTTTTTAAAAAACAGAAAAAGTACATGGCTTAATACTCCAATACTTCAATTTGATTTAAAAGGTAATTTTATCAAAGAATGGACATCCCAAACTGAAGCAACTAATTTTTTAAATAAAAATGGAGATGGAATTGGAGCATGTTGTAGGGGAAAACAAAAAAGTGCTTATGGATTTATTTGGAAATTTAAAAAATAATAATTATATTAAGATCATATGAAAGAAATTATGTATTACCACGCCGCATGGTGCAACCCATGCCAAACATTAGGTCCTACTATGGATGAAGTTGCTAGACAAATTCCTGTTCGTAAGCAAAATATTGACTATGTTGATCCTGCTATCCTAACTGAAGCTAAAGTTAAGAGTGTACCTACTGTTATATTAGTAGAAGATGGACAAGAGTTAAGACGTTTCGTAGGAGTGAAATCATATAATCAAATTATAGACTGGTTAAATTATGGGAACTAAAACAAGATATATATCAACTAAATTATTTGAAAACTACTCAGTAGTGATCAGACAATACAAAGCAGCTCACTCACACTGCCAGTTATTGCATGGTTATGCTTTAAAATTTAAAGTGTGGTTTGCATCTAACGAGCCTAACATTGATGAACAATTAGATGATATGAATTGGATTGTTGATTATGGTGGATTTAAAACTCCACCTCAAGGTAATGGCTTAAAGGATTGGATGAACCATATGTGGGATCATACAACATTAATTCAAGCTGATGATCCATATCGTGATTTGTTTGAACAAATGCAAATGGAAGGTATTTGTAAAGTGCATTTCCTTGAAAAAATGGGTGCTGAAAGTTGTGCTCGTTTAGTGTATGAATATTTTAATGAAGTATTATCTAAAACAGATGCTGGTCGTTGCAAATGCATTAAAGTAGAATGTTTTGAAAATGATAATAACAGCTCAATATATGAAGAAATATGAAACCAGGTAGAATAGAAGATTATAATAAAAAATTACCTATTGTAGAGTTATATACAGCTGTACAATCTGAAGGTAGTAGAGCTGGAATGCCTACAGTAGTTATTAGAACTACAGGTTGTACTCATAGATGTTGGTTTGGAGATGGTGGATGGTGTGATTCATGGTATACAAGTATTCATCCTGAGAAAGGAAAATATACATTTAATGATATTATAGCTATTTATGACAATAACCCATTTATTAGAGAAATGATGCTAACAGGTGGTTCACCTACAATGCATCCTGATCTAGTAAACGAATTAACTCATTTAGCAGAAAAACGTGGCTTATTTATTACAATTGAAACAGAGGGCTCTCATTTTATCGAGACTGATTATCCTTTGGGTCTTATATCTCTTAGCCCTAAGTTCAGTAACAGTGTTCCTGCAATTGGGACTCTTACTCCGCAAGGTAAAGTTGCTGATCAAAAAATGGTGGACCAACATAATAAGTTTCGCCTTAATAAAGAGACAATAAAGAAAATGTTAGATTACCATCATGATTATCATTTCAAACCTGTTTGTAATCCTATTGAAATGCCTGAAGCATGGGCTGAGATTGAAGCATTTAGAGTTGAAATGGATATTCCAAAACGTAAAACTTGGTTAATGCCTCCTGGTGATACAAGAGATGAGTTGATTAGAGTATATCCTATGGTGATGGATTTTTGTAGAGACAATGGTTATAATTTTACAGGTAGAGAACATATT